GACCCAAGACCCATGATGATGGCGGCAGCCTTGCCGGGCTCGACCGTCAAGCATGAGTTGAAAGCGCGCGCGGCAATGTGAGGCAATAGAATACTCATTTCGGCCCCGCGTTTTCCTGCGCCAGATCCTCATCGGTCGGATCTGGAACGATGGTGCCGGGTGCGGCCTCCGCGCGCACCAGGCCACGAGCTTTGATCTGGACTTTTTCGAGCGCGGCCTGGTCGAGCACTTCTTCCCAATCGAGGCCCTGCTGGGCGCACTCGATTTCCTGCGTCGAAGTCAGATTGCCGATGCGGATCGCTGAGCCCTCCGCCTCCTTGACCGGATCAACATAACCGCGGCCGGGCCCGATCCAGCGGGCACCGAGATATGCGGCAGGCGCATCCATGAAATCGGGCGCGCCCGGCGGCGGCACGATATAGCCGCGGTCGAACGCCTCTTCCATGACGGCAAAATAAATCGGCGTCTGCACCTGCTCGACCAGAATTGCGAACAGCGTCTGGATGTGGCGCCAAACTTCGTTGAGCGCGGCACGCGCCGAGGAATAGTTGGTCTTAGACCAGTCCATCGACACCTGCTCGTAGCTCAAGCCCTGCGCGGAAGCCACCGAACGCAGGAAAGCGGTCTGGAAACCTTCGAAAGCCTGAGTCTGCCGCGGCGATGAATTGATCTTCACCTCGTCGCCGATCGCCATAACGGGGATACGGACGCCATTGAGGTAGGCCGGATTTTGACTGTAGTAGTTGGATCGCTTGTCGGCGAAAGTCATCCCTTGTGGCGTGAAGGCCGCGGTCGCGTCCTGAATCGGTAGATTCGAATAAACGAACGCCGCGAATAGCGCGTTGACGGTCGCGGACGCGAGTTCTGTATCGGCAAATTTCGAGATCATGCGCAGCCTCGGCATCAGCGAGGCAAACGGCGTGATGGCGCGACTTTGATCTTCGCGCTCCGGCTCGAAGCCGTGGATGAAGACCGGCCGCCCCCACGACGTGGTACGCGGAATCCGGGTCCATTCAAGAATCTGCGCGAAGCGAAACCAATCCGCGGGATGGCCGTTGCGGACTTGATAGGCCAGTGGCACGCCATCGGCGTCATATTCGATGCCGCCGCGGATCTTCAGCGTATCCGGCTGGCCCATCGGATTGCAGAGCCGGTCGGGATCGACAAGCCTGAAGCAGGTCGCATAGCGGCCGTTCAATTCGGGTTTCCAAGAGAGATAGCCGGTGGTCTCATTCAGCGTGACGTAAGTGCGCGCTGCAAGCCGCATCTGGCCATTGTGCGAGAGCCGCCGCTGCGCATCATTGTAACGCATCGGGTTGTTGGCATAGCTGTTCCACTCGCTCTTGATCGAGCGCTTGAGTTCCTGCAGCAGCTTGCTATCGGATTCGTTGGTCGGATCGAGGCCTAGCGCCCGGGCATCCGGTGTCGGCGACAATCGGATGCAAGCCCCGACCAGCATATCGACCAGGCGCATGACGATCGCAGCGGCGTGCGGATCGTTGCGCACCATATCGCGGGCGCGCATGCCCGCAAGGTAGCGATCATACAGCGTCGAGGACTCGCCCGACGTGAACGGCGGCCGCCAGGCATAGGTCTCCTGGCTTTGCAGCGACGCTCCGCGATAGGCGACTTGCGAGGTCTGCCCACCGAAAGACGATGCGTATTCGCCGGCACGAACGGTGATGTCGTAACTAGGCTGCATCGGGACCCATCAGTTCGCCATTGGCGTCATAGCTATGACGCACGAAGTGACCGATCGGCTTAGCCGTCGGAACGACAATAGCCGCAGACTCGATCGCCAACTCCAACAATCGATCCCGCGTGATGTCAGTCTTAGCCGGTGCGACCCGGCGGGGTGATTTGCTCATAGATCCTCAGAGCACAAAGCCGATGGCGCCGCGTGTATTGACGCCGGCGATCTGGTCTTGCAGCTGCTGCACATAGGCCTGCAGCTTATCGATGTTCGCCGGCGTGAACTTGGTGGTATAGCCGCCGGCTACGCTGATCTCGACCGCAGCCTGTCCGATCTGCAGCCGATGCAGCGCAAGCTGGGCATCCGCGAGCATATCGGTGAGGGAAGGAACCGCTGCGGCCATCACCACACACCCTTGTTGAGATCGGCGAGCGCCCCGCCGTAGAGCCCGCCCGATGCCGTAGCGGGAGGTTCGAATTTTTCGGCGGCGGCAAATTCTTTCGGCGTGAACAGGTCCGGCGCCCGGAGGTCCTCGGGCAGGCCGCGCTCCTTGGCGCGCGCCGCCCAATCATCCGACGTGAACGATGCGAGGTAAGCTTCCGCGATCGCCATTCCATAGATGCGGCAATCGAGAAAGTGGTTTTCGGCGCTGGCGCGCACCTGCCACACCTGGCGCTCGCGGCCGCGGAATTTTTCCTTAGCTAAAAACTCGGATGTGATCTGCTTGAAGTAGATCTCATCAAGGAACGTACCGAAGTGGCAGTAACCCGCCGGATGATGCGGTGCGCCGTGCTTGAGCTCAGACTGCAGTGCCAGATAGCTATAGAACGTGCTCTTCAGCGGCCAGGTGCCGACGCCGCGCAGTTTCGCACCGCCCTTGATGCGCTTGCCGCGATAATCCACGTCCTGGTCGGATGCGGTGCCAAGCGCAGGCCTGCCCCATCCGTCGCGGCCCTGCAGCGCTTTGGTGCCCGCATGCCGGCGGGTCCACTCATAGACGGTGTTGGTTCGGTAGTTGGCGTCGACACCGAATTCGTCATGCCGCCAAGTATTGCCATAGGCATCGGGCCAATGGCGATTGTAGAGTTTCGTCAGCTCGGCGAAGGCTCCCGCGTCGACTTCCGTGGTGTCGCCGTCGAGATAGCCGGCCTCGATCACCCAGGTCGAGCGATCCGGCGCGTGCGCCAGGACCTCGTAATAGATGCCGCGCATCTGGACGTCGCAGCCAACCGTCACCAGCAGTGCGCCAACCGGGATCTGACCGCGACCATAATCCTCGCGGCGTGCCATCAGCTTTTCGTGGTCGGGCGCATCGCCGCGGAATCGGTATGGCAACCCGAGGTCTAGGTTGTGAAAATCCTTTTTGGCCTTCTCGGTTTTCTGCGACTTTAGCCAATCCTCGGCGATCGCCTCATAGCTCATCATCAGTGAGATGAAGGCGTCGATGTGAAATCCGGGATGCCGACCCGTCTCATCGACGCTCGCTATCCAGCTGCCGTCGCGGACCGCCGGGACGCGCTCGGAATCGCTGATCTCGTGGCCGCAGTGGATGCACGGATAGACCGAACGATGCGGATGCATCGCGTCGATCTTGAAGCGATCGAAGTGATGCACAAATGGCTTTTTGCATTCCGGGCAGATGCAATTCCAGAACCGCTGATCCGATCGGCGGAACGCGCGGTCGATCCGGCAATGTCCCTCAACATCATCGCCTTCGGCCTCGCCGACATCGACTTCCGGCGTCGAAATGGCGAGAATCTTGTAGCCCTTGGTGCGCCGGAATGCGGTGAAGCGGCCGAAGAACAGCGTCTCGGGATCAGCTCCGTTATCGAGCGTCTCCCATTTCGAGACTTCATCCTTGACGCCCTTTTTCGCCGTGACGCTGGAGAGGTCGAGGACGCTGTTCGCGTTCCTTAACCAAAGCCGGCCGCCGATGAAAACCTTCTCATACGTGGTCGATCCGGCGCCGGAACGCGAGGTCTGCGGCACGATCACCGTGCGCTTGATCTTGTCCTGCCAGGCGTCGATCAGCGGCTGCAGTTTGCCGGAGTTCATGTCGCGCAACGCGTCGAGCCCCGGGACGGCATAGAGCGTGTTGGCGCGTTCGCGATCGGCGATGTAGAGGCACCAGCCGAGCGCCAGGATCGAGGCGCCCGATTGTTGCGACTTCCGAATAGTCACCTCGCTGCAGGGGTGATCGTCGGACAGGCAGTCGGCGATCTCGGGAAGATACGGCGCGCCGTCGGCGCTCCACATCTCGCCCTTCTGCGGGCCATCGATCAGAACGAGGTTTTCCGACAGCCAGCGCGAGAAAGGCATCGGCGCCGGTGGCTGGATGATCTCGGCCAGGCGCTGGGCTATCAGATGCAGCGCGCCAGGATGGGCATTCACGACGCGATCAATTCTTCCGGTTGGTCGGCGACGATTTCCGTCTTCGGAGCGTTCGCCGCGATCGTCGTCAGGGCTTCCGCGATATCCGTCCGCAGTTTCGACGCGAGCTGTTTCAGCGCGACACGAACGCCGTGAACCCCTTCCCTGCTTACAGCGGCCACCAGATCGTCGGCGGCGTTCGGCAGCCGGTCGACGATCGCGGTGATCGAGCTGGCGCACGTGACGACGGCGTCAGTCACCGAGTCGACTCGCACCAGCTCGCCGCGGCGTTCTTCGAGATCGAGGCGCAGCCGCTCCGACTCGTGCCAGGTCTTGGTCCGCAGTGCTTCCTT